AAATTAAAAAATTCATACAATTTGAGACCTCCTGATTATTACTCGAATGAAAAATTAAATATAGCTATTCATGTAAGAAGAGGAAATGATATTCGTAGTGATGATTTTTCCAGATACGTGACTTCAGATATTTACGTCAATATTATTGAAAGGATATTAAAAAAATATGATAATGCAATAATTCATATATTTTCTTGGAATGATCCAGAGTTAAAAATCGAATCTGATAGAATTGAATATCACATTACCTATGATGGTGGAAAGGAGTTTTTATCAGACTTTAATGCTTTAGTCCATGCCGATATTTTATTAATTGGATCTAGCACTTTTAGTTTGTCTGCTGGATTTTTTAATAAAAATATGGTATTATATAATAAAGATATTCATCGTATGCAGAGTATAAATCCATTTGTTCCCGATTGGGAAAATAACTTTCATACTATTATTGGGAATTTAGACCAATGATTACCATAGGTTGTTTGGGATCTAATGGTCTTCTTGGAAATCAAATGTTCCAATATGCAGCTTTAAGAACCATATCTAAAAAGTTTGGTTATCAATATTGCCTTCCACCTACTGAAACGTTTCAGTTAGATAAAAAACATTTAAATTTAATTGATTGTTTTAAATTAAATAATGAAGAACATAAAGATTTGAATCTTTATAAGATTAAATTAAACACTCTTGGATTTGATGAGGAAATATTTAATAAGTGTCCAGATAATATTGATATTGATGGATATTTTCAAGACATCAAATATTTTGAAAATAATTCAGAGGATATAAAAAAATCTTTCACTTTTAAAGAAAAATATAGTGTTAGTGGAAATAATTATTTTTATTCTACTTTTAAAAATGAAAATGTAATCTCTCTCCACATACGAAGAGGAGATTACTTAAACTTTTCTCATCATCCAACACAACCAATTGAATATTATGCAAAAGCACTTAAATTTTTTAATACTAGTTTAAAAGTATTAATTTTTACTGATGATATTGAGTGGGCAAGAAATCAAGATATTTTTAAATCTCAAAGATTTTTCTTTTCAACAAATAATGATACTGGAGTAGACTTATATATGCAAACCTTGTGTTCTCATCATATTATTGCAAATAGTACATTTAGTTGGTGGGGAGCTTGGTTAGCAAATAGTAAAATGGTTATAAAACCAAAAACTTGGTTTGGACCTCCTTTAGAAAATTATTATAATTTTCTAAATGTAAATGGATGGATTAGTATTTAATTAAATCAATAAATATCATTTTATAAAAACTTTGTAAACTATAATAAACAATTATGAATTTCACAGTCTATTCAAAAGAAAATTGTCCATATTGCTATAAAGTAAAACAAGTATTAGAGTTGACAGGAAGTAACTTTGTAGTGTATAATCTTGATGAACACTTCACTAAAGATGAGTTTTATGCTGAATTTGGTGAAGGATCTACGTTTCCTCAAGTCATCTGTGATGACAAAAAACTTGGCGGATGTAGTAATACTGTCAAATACCTGAAAGAAAATCAAATTGTCTGATACAAACATAAATAACTCAGACCACAAGAATCGTGGCGTTGATTTCATTCTTAATGGAGGTAAAAGAAAGCAGACCCAACCATTCCATCTCATATTTGAGAAGATAGTTTGCTTTCTTAATCGGGAGGTAACTATCTATTTTGAATTTTCCTTTAAATCAAGGAAGAAAAAAGTAGTTTCCCGGAGAAAAAGAAATGTTAGCAGTTAGTTTAGTTCTAGGTTCATTTCTAATCATATTGTTTCTTATAGTGGGACTTGTGGCAGGATGGGTTGCTAGAGAATATATGATGAATTATCAGGACAAACCAAAACTTCATCCAGAATTTTTTGATGATAATGGTAATGTGATACCAGATGAAGTTTTAGCAATAAGTTTTAATCCTGATTATTTTGATATTGATGAAGATGAAGACGACGACGAAGAATAACTAAATATTTTTAAATTATTTTACATATTGTTTTTTATGACTACGACATCACAAAAAAAGGCCACAACTAAACCAAAAGCAACCACAGTAAAAGTTGTTGATAAACCAATTAAAGAATTACCTGTAAATCCATTTGCCTTTGAAGTTTTTCAACTTATATCATCTCAAAGGTCAAATGCCAAAAAAATTGAAGTTCTTAAAAAGTATAGAGATCCTTCTCTTGTAACATTATTTGTTTGGAATTTTGATGAAACTGTAATTTCTGTTCTTCCTCCTGGAGAAGTTCCTTATGCAAGTGTTGGAGAGCAGAATTCTTTTAGTGGTACGGTAAGTGAACAGATTGAAGATGCAGTTTCTAAAATGGGAGAACTTGGTTCTAACTCTTTAGGATCTCAAGATCAAGGAAGATCTTCAATTCGTAAAGAGTATCAAAAATTTTATAATTTTGTTAAAGGTGGTAATGATGGACTAAGTTCTCTTCGTAGAGAAACAATGTTTATTAACATTCTTCAAGGTCTTCATCCACTTGAAGCAGAGATTCTTTGCCTTGTAAAAGATAAAAAACTTGAAACAAAATATAAGATTACAAAGGAAATTGTCGCTGAGGCATATCCTGATATTCACTGGGGAGGTCGTTCGTGAGTAAACTTCATGATGTAATTGAAAAAGCACAAGGTACAGAAAAGCATATGGATTCCTGGACACCCACAGAAAAAGAAAACTGCAAGTCACGCTATGGATGTGAGATTCTGATTCAAGATGGGTCTTATGCTGAAGTATGCACTAAGAATGCTCCAAATGATGCTTATATTGTTAAGTATATGATTGATGATAAGATTCGCTTTGACCTTACTCGTGGTGGAAGAATTAAATTATTCGATATGTATTGGGATAAGTTTCGTGAAAATCTAAAGAGTATTGAGTTTGGATATGGAAGAGTCAATCCAAAACTCTGGGGTTATAAGTCACCCGAAAAGAAAAAGCGAAAGTGATTTCAAAAATGCTGGGAAAAAATCCCGGCAATTTTTTTGCCTCTTAAGATTTTTAAAAATTGTAACAAAAGTTACATTCAGACTTGCTAAATATTAATACAGGGTCTATAATGACCTTACGTTCATCAGAGGAAACTCTGACGCAAGTAGGACGGCGGAACGGATCGTTCATCCCAATGGGACGCAAACCGCCTGAAGGAACGGGGCCTAAAAATCTCATTTCTTTGGAGCAAAAAATGGCAAAGGTAGTTTATCGTGGAATCGAATATGATACTCAGAAGCGTCTAGAGTATCAACAGCAAATGATGCAACAACCCCAACAGTATAACGAAACCTATCGTGGTGTTAAGTTTACTAAGGAGGGTCATAAGTGATGAAAAAACTCAATGTGCTTCAACTCATCAAAGAGCAAAAGCAGAAAGAGAATCGTCGTCACCAAGCACTGCTTGTAAACGCAGGAGCAAAGTGATGCTAGTAATCGCACAAATTACAGTTGCGTCTGCTACCTTTATTACTTTACTTTCATTGTATATTCAGTGGTTGTCTAAGTAATTAAAAACTCTGGGGGGATTGATTCCCCCCTTTTTTTATGCTAAAATTCTGAGAGAGAATGGTATCTTATGGACAAAGAAAAACTAAAACTCATCGTCCGTAATCTTGAACTGTTGGTTGATTCTCTGAAAGCAGAAGTATATTCTGATGTTTCTGCTTACAAACATATAGAATCAGATGTGAGAAAAAGACCACTTTTAGATTACGACGAAATATTTGAGGATTCTGATTTAGATGACTGAAACATCAAGAGCAAAGAAACTTGTAAAACTTCTTGAAAGGTTAATTAAACAAGACCATCTTTATAATAATGACAAAATTCAAGAAATGAAAGCACAACTTTGTGCTGTAAAAGAACAAATCAAAGAGTTAGAAGAACAAACATCAAAAGGATTTGGAAAGAAATGACAGTAAAACTCATCAGTGTTACTCCCGATGCAGAAAAGACAATGGCATATGTTGCTAGAGTTAGCAATCCTGCGAATCAAGACAACGAAAACTATTCCAAGTTGCTTGCTTATTGTATTAAGCATAATCATTGGTCTGTTTTTGAGCAGGCATTTATGACATTGGAAATTGAAACAAATCGTGGTATCGCGGCTCAGATTTTACGTCACCGTTCGTTTACATATCAGGAATTTTCACAACGGTATGCAGATTCTTCTTTGTTAGCAGATTATATTCCTGTTCCAGATCTTCGTCGCCAGGACAATAAAAATCGTCAGAATTCTATTGATGATATTGGTGAATACGAAAAACTAACCCTCCAAAGTAAAATTCAAGAGCATTTTGCGGAGGGTATGCGCCTCTATAAGGAACTTCTTGCTCATGATGTGGCAAAGGAGTGTGCAAGGTTTGTGCTGCCCCTGGCAACGCCCACACGCATCTATATGAGTGGCTCTTGCAGGTCATGGATACATTATATCAATCTGCGATCTGCAAATGGAACTCAGAAAGAGCATATGGATATTGCTCTAGAATGTAAGAGAGTGTTTTCTGAACAATTCCCAACCGTAGCAGAAGCACTGGAGTGGATCTAAATAAATTATCTTGAATTTGTAACTTTATGGCAACATATCCGATTATTCATAAACAAACTGGTGAACAGAAAGAAGTGGAAATGAGTATCCACGACTGGGATCAGTGGAAAAAAGACAATCCCGAATGGATCCGCGACTGGTCTGATCCTTCTACTTGCCCATCTCCAGCTGAGGTGGGAGAATGGAGGGATAAACTGATTAATCGCAATCCTGGATGGAATGAAGTTTTAGATCGT